AGATGGTATAATTAATATATCATCTTCAACTATTAAAGCATATTTTAAATTTTTATTTACTAGTTCTTTACATAAATTTATATGACTTAATCCACAACCAATCATTTTATCAGTGCATAAACCTTTACACATAATATGTATGTCTTCATCCCAACGATTTATATTTTTTCCATTTACTGCATTAAATCTATGAACATTTTTCATATTAAAACCACTTTTTTTTAATTCATTTTTTGTTCTTTGTAAGTTTAATTTATTTTTTTCTAAATTAATGATATAAGTATTCATTTAATATATAAATATAAAAAAAAAACTAAATATTTAATTATTGTAATTTTATTAAATTTTCATCTAAAACTAAAATCATCATCACTATCATCTTCATTTTCTAAATTTTCCATTTTATCACTTAATTTATTTAATAAATCATTATTCATGTCTAGATTATTTATTAAATATTTAATATTTTCATTAACATCCGGTATATCTAATATAATATCATCTAAATTATTTATAATTTTATAAATTATGCTTTCAATAAATACTATTAATTCATTATTTTTTATTTTATTAATACATTTTAAATATTTTTCATTATTTTTTTTTTCTAAATATTTATTTATTAAAATTGTTATAATTTCTTCTTGTTTATTTGTTTCTAAATACCTAAAAGAATAATAAAAATTATCAAAGTTTTCTTTTTCAACATTCATTAAAATATTATTTATTGAATTATTTTCATTATTATCAATATTATCAATATTATCAATATTATTTGAATTACTTTTATTCTTTTTTTCAAATTTTTCATTATTTAATATTTTTTGAAATATAATAATTACTTCATTTATAAAATAATTAGATCTTTTACTAATAATTGATATATTATTAACTAATAAACTTTCTAATATGTTTTTAAAATGCTCTATTATTTTTTTATATTCTATGAATTTAAAACTTTTATTATTTTCATAAATAAATTTTATCATAACATGTAATAACTCAAATTCAATTTCCTTTATATTATCAAAATTATTATTTTGATGTAATAAATCAATAATTATTAAATTAATAATATCAAAATTTATATGTTTTTCTATAAATAATATTGATAATAATTCAACTAATAATAATGTTTTCTTTTTCATATTAAAAAATTCTTCATCTTCCAAATGATCATAATCTAAATTTTTATTATAATATAAATCTTGTAAAAAATCAATAAAATAATTTTTAAAATTGATTTTTGAAAAAACATTTTCCTTTAATTTATCTACTGAATAAAATGGCCCTAATTTTGTTTTTATATTTTCATCAACACTATATTCTGCATAAAAATTATTATTATTTTTAATTATTTCAATTAAATTATAATGTATTTTTTTATTATTCCATATTTTAGAACATAAGTTTATATACAGATTTCTATATTTTATATCATATAAGCATTTATTGACAATTTCTTGACTTAATAATTTAAATATTTGTGTATTTTTATTTTCTAATAATTTATTAATTAAATTTTCTGATATTTTATCATACGTTTCTTCAGTAATTTTATTTAAATTAGTTCTAATAATAACATTTAATTTTTCATTTTCATTATTTATACTATCAAAACTACATACTTTTTTTAATTCTATAGGACTTTTATTAAATTTAGAATATTTTCCCTTTTCATTTAAATTTTTACAAAATTTAGCATTTAACTGTTTTGTATTTTCTATTTCTTCTTTAATTATTTTTAAGTAAAAATCATAAAAATTATTAAAATTTTCTTGGAAATTATTGTCTGAATTATTTAAATATGATAAATAATCAAATGAAGAAATATGCTTTTTAAATAATTGATAATCAAAGCTCATTTATATATAATGTATAATTATTCTTTAAATTATAATTTTTATTTTATTAAAAAAATAGTTAATTTAAATAAAAATTATAATTAATTTATTTAATTAATTTAATTTATTTAATTAATTTAATTTATTTAATTATTTTAATTTATTTTAAAAAAAAATAAAAAAATGAATATTATTTAAAGTAATTATCATTACTTAAATTATGGAAGAAAATAATATAATCTCAGATTTAGATCTTAATTTATATAATGAAATATTATTAAAAGAAAGTATATTAATATCACCGGATAATTTTAATAATAATATTAATAAATTTATTGAAGAAAATTTAAAAAATAAAATTGAAGAAAAATGTATTGCAGAAGGATATGTAAAAAAAGATTCAATAAATATTATAAAAAAAAGCATAGGAAGTATTAAAGGAAATCAATTTAATGGATATATAAATTATGATTTATTATATACTGCTTTAGTATGTAGTCCTAAAAATGGTACTATTATTAAATGTAAAGTAAAATTAGTTAATAATAAATTAGGATTATTGGGAAATAATGGACCATTAACAATTATTGTAGGAAAACAACTACATAATAATCCGGATTTACTTGATAATATTAATATTGATGACATTGTAGAAGTAAAAGTTATTGAAACAAAATATTCATTAAATGATAAAGAAATTAAAATATTAGCTAAATTAAGTGTTGATATAGATATTATTAAAAAAATGAATGATGATGATGATGTAAATTTAAATGAAATAGATAATATTGGAATAGATGATACAAATTTAGAACCAAATAATGAAGATATTGATAAAATTGAATTAGAATCTTTAGATGGGTTATCAATTGATATAGATACAGAAAGTGATGAAGAAAAAGATGAAGATGATATGGAAGATATTGATGACATAGATGAAGAAAAAGATGAAGATGATATAGATGAAGAAAAAGATGAAGATGATGATATAGATGAAGAAAAAGATGAAGATATAGATGATGAAGATTTAGATGAATTAGAAGAAACATCAGATGGAGATGAAAAAATAGATGGTGATTATGATGATTAAAATCATTCGTATAATTATATAAATTTTAATATTGATTTAAAATATGAACAATATTGTAGATACATTTAATATTAGTAAAATAAATACAACATTTGATAAAGAAGATGAATTGATAAAAAATGTAAATACTATAGATATAAATGATGATATAATATTAAAAAAGAAAAAATTAATAGAAATAGTAAATAATTTAACAAATATAGAATATATAGAAATATTAAATATAATACAAAATGATAAATGTTCATATAGTAGTAATTCTAATGGAGTATTTATAAATTTAACTAATGTTGAAAATAAGACAATAGATAAAATATTTAATTTTTTAAAATTTACAAAACATAAAAAAGAAGAATTGCAAGAAAAAGAAAAATATTTAGAAACTTTTAAAAATAAGATAGATATATCAAATACTGATAAAAATATAAATATAAATACAAAATCTAATCATTTTAATTATTTAAATGAAAAAAATGAAAGTAATGATTGTTTATCAGAAAATAGTGATAATATTAATTATAATGATTATTTATGTTTTTCTAGTGATGAAGAAGACAATAAAAATTAAAAAATAAATTTTTTTACAATATTACAACATTAGTATATTAGTATATTACAATTTTATAAAATTTTTAAAAATAATAATTATTTTTAAAAAAATAAGAAAAAATGAAAAAAAATTAGTATAAAGATTAAAAACTAATAATATTTAATATGCTTAGTGTTAATTATATAGCTAATTTTTTGACTAAAGAACAAGTTAATATTAATAATGAAAAATATTTATTAAATAGTTTTGAAATAAATGAATTAAATAATAAAATAGTAAAAGAAAAAGTTCAATTACATAATAATGAAAAAAAAAATTCATATATAGATTTATATGATAGTTTTAGTGATTTTTTTGAAAGAGATTTATTTGGATTAAATAAAGAAATAAATTCAAATAAAAATTATATTTTTACATTTTTTTCGAGTATATTTGGGATAGGAGATGAAAATTATTATTTATTTAGTGAAGAAGAAAAAAAAATAATTATAAAAAAATTTATACATAAATTAGATAATGATATATTAAAAAAAAATTATTATAATGAATTTAATTACAATAAAAATAAATATTTTAATAAAGAAAAAATAATTACAACATTAAAAGAGGCATTTAATTTTAAAGTAAATGAAAATTTTTATATATTAATAAAATATGTTGTAGATTATTTGGGAATTCATTTAATTATATTTGAAGTAAAAAATCAAGAAATAATAAATAAATTTAAATTTATATCAAATAAATATAATGATATATATAATAAATATTTACCACATTATTTTATTATAAGAGAAAATGATGAATTTAAACCAATAATGATAAAAAATAAAACATATATTAATTACATCATGATTGAAGAAGATAATTATAAAATAAATGAATTATTAGATAAAATACCTTTAAATAAAATATGTATTCAAACGGAAAATAAAGAATTAAGTGAATTAAAAAAAATGAAAATAGATGATTTACGAAATTATTGTACAGAAAATGATATTAATATATATAAAAAATCTGAAAAAACAAATAAAGATATAAAAAAGACAAAAGAAGAATTATTAAATGAATTTTTAAATAAATAAAAATTGATAATCTAATAAATCTGATTTATATTTTTTTATTAATAATATATATGTATAATTTTATTATATATATATGTATAATTATAATTTTTTATTGTATAAATAAGTATATTAGATTAAATGAATATTTTAGTGGATATGTAAAAAATTTAGAATTAATTGATTTCAAAGATAAATATAAAAACCAAGATATATATATTATTGGCTCTGGTAAATCATGTGATTTTTTAGATAATGACTTTTTTAATAATAAAATTACAATCGGTGTAAATCAAGTATATAAAAAATTTAAATGTAATTATTACATTAGAAAAGAAAATAAACATATAGATACTGTTTTAAAAAATATAAATGATTCAATATTATTTATTTCAAGAGGTAATTATGGTACAAATAATAATGTAAATAAAGATTATTTTGAAAAAAATAAAAAATATAAAAATAAAGTAGTTATATTTGATCATTATGATAATTGTGGTTCAGTTGATAATGATAATAATATAAAAAAATATAATTATAATCATTTAAATAAGAATAATGATAAATTAATATCAACAAGTTCAACTTTATTAACAGCAATCCATTTAGCATATTATATGGGTGCTAAAAATATTATTTTAGTAGGACATGATTGTTGTAGAATTAATGGAGAATCAAATTTTAAAAATTATCATACAGAAAAAACATTAAATATTGTTTGGAAAAATCAAGATGAATATAATAATTGGTTAAGTAAAATCGAGTCTCAAACTGTTTATATTAAAAATATATTGAAAAATAATTATAATGTTAATGTCGTCTCATTAAATCCATTCGTAAGTTATAATTTAGAAGGAAATATTAAAAATTAAATTAATAATTTTTTTATTATTAATTTCTTTAAGTTAATCATTTTATATTTTTTTAAAAAATAAAATATATTTTTTTAATAAATTTATTTAAAATACTAATATAAATATATTATATTAGTATGGAATTAATAACATCTAGTTATGAAAAAATTTTAAATTTCATAAGTAAATCTAAAAAGGATAAACAATTAGAGTTAGAAATAAGATTTATTGAACAAGAAATAAATCAAAAAGCATTTGAAGATGTATTTAATAAATTAACATTTTCAAAAATAAATAATGGTTTAGAATTAAAGTATGAAATGGTACAACATTTAGATGTATTTTTAAAAACAAATAATGTAAAATCAAGAATGACATTGTTAAATGAAGAAACTATTAAAAAATATTGGATAGGAATTGAACCAACTGAGGAAAATATATTATTAATAGAAAAAGAAAAAATGGATAGTTATGATGATAAAGATTATAATTTTCGATTAGCATTAAGTAAAGAATTACCTAAAGAAAAATTTTTAAATAAAAACAAATTATTATTAAAGTCAAATAATTCAAATAAATATTATAGATTAAAAAATAGATATACAATAAAATCAAGTGATGATTTATTTAAGTTTGATTTAAGTATTGTTAAATCAGGTTATGGATTAAGTTTTAAGAGTTCAAATACATTAAATGCAAATAGTAATTATGAAATAGAAATAGAATTTAATAATCAAGTTAATAATAATTTGTCTGATGAAAATATTGCTAAAAATTTGATTAAATATTTATTTATTATTTTAAGTATTATTAACAATTCAAACTGCATCATTAAAAATAAATTAAAGGAACAAATTATTAATAATTATTTAAAATTAGTAAATATAAAAGAAGGAAAAAATAAATTTATTGCGGCTAAACCTCGAACATTACATAAAATAAATTTAGTTAATAATGAAAATGAAATAAATTTATATAAAAGATACGCTGTAACATTAAAAGCAGATGGTGTTAATTATTTTATGTATGTAAATAAAGACGGTAAAATATATTATTTTAATAATAATTTTAATATTGAAGTTAGTGGTTATGAATCAAAAGAAATTATTGATACATTAATTGAAGGAGAAATGGTAGAAATTAATGGAGTTAAAAAATTTTTTGCTTATGATATGTTATTTTACAAAGGTGAAGATATTAGAAAAAAAATATTAATAAGTTTAAGAACAAAAAATGAAAAATATGATAAACAAAAATTAGATGGAAGATTAGATAGATTAATGGATGTATTTAATTCAAATAAAATTAATAAAATTAAAGATTTTAATGAGAAAGATTTAATAAATTTTGAATTAAAACCATATGAATTATCATTAGATAAAGAAGGAAAAGATATATTTAGTAAAACAAAAAAATTATGGAATAATAGAAAATCAAGTTTATTTCACAGTGATGGATTAATTTACGTACCAATATATTTACATTATCCATTAGAAGGAAGAACTTGGGATGAATTATTTAAATGGAAACCACCAGAATTAAATAGTATTGATTTTTTAGTTAAATTTGTTAAAGATGAAAATGGAAATATTATTAATAGTCCATATATTGAAAATGTTCAAAGATTAGATAATAAAACAGAAAGAAAATTAAGATTATATAGAACATTAGAATTATATGTTAGTGGTTCTAAATCAGAATTTAATAAAAAATTAAAACGAATGATGCATAATCAATATCCAACATTATTTAATCCATATAAAAATAATAATGTTTCATTAAATAGTAATAATACTGCTAAAATATTTATTGATAGTGAGCAAAAAATTTATGCTACTGATCCTTTAACAAATAATGTTGAAGAAATATTTGATGATACAATTGTTGAATTTTCTTATAATATTAATGGTGAAAATGGATTTAATTGGTTTCCAATAAGAAATAGACCAGATAAAACTAATTTATATAAAAAAGGAGAAAAAATATTTGGTAATAATGAAAGAGTAGCAAATGATATATTTCATTCTATTCGTAATCCTATTACAGAGGAAATTATAACAACAGGTAATGTTGATATTTCTGATGATAATTATATTGCAAGTAAAGCATATTGGGCTGATTTAGAATCAAATAATAATTCTAGAAAAAAGAGATATCCATTTCAAAATTTCCATAATTTATATATTAAAAAACAATTATTACATATTACATCACCTAATAAATCAAATGATAAATCATCTATGTATGGAAAAATATTAGATGGTTGTTGTGGTAAAGGTGTTGATATAACAAAAATTAAAGATGCAGGATATGCTGAAGTTGTTGGTTTAGAGCTTGATTTAAATTCTGTTGAATATGCGATTAGTTATTATAAATCAAGACCAAGACCTAAACCAAAAGCATATTATGTTAGAGGAGATTTGTCAAAATTAATTTTTCCAAATCAAGATTGTGGTTTAACAGTAAGTGATAAAGATAACATTAAAAAATTCATTCCAAGTAAATATTATTTTGATACAATGAGTTTAAATTTTTGTATTCATTATTTTTTTCAAGATGAAATTAGTTTAAGAACTATTATTCAAAATGCTAATGATACACTAAAAAATGAAGGATATTTATTTGGAACATGTTTTGATGGAGAACGTATTCATGAACAATTAAAGAATAAAAATGAAATTTTAGGAAAAACATTTGATGGTTCAATAATGTGGAAAATAGAAAAAAAATATAAAGGAAAAATAGGTTTTACAGAAAAAACAGGAAATTTAGGAAAACAAATAGATGTATATGTACAAACTATTGGAAAAGTTCATCCAGAGTATTTAGTTAATTTTAAATATTTAGAAAGAATTATGAAAGAATATGGATTTGAAAAAATATTAATTCAACCATTTGAAGAATTTTATAATGAATTAATTAATGGAGAAAATAAAATGAATTTAGGAGAAGAAGATCTAAATAAAATGATTGAATTTGTAAAAAATATGTCAGAAGCAGAAAAGAATTTTAGTTTTTTGAATAGTGCTTTTATTTTTAGAAAAAAAGAAAATTCATCAGATTCATTATATAAAAAATTAATTCAATTGATGGAAAAAAAATCAAAATTAATTGATGAAAATATTAAGATGGTTACAAAAAATGTATCAAATAATATTGTCACATTACATGCTGATGAAAATAATAAATTAAAAGATTTACACTCAAAACAAGATAAAGAAGATAAACAAGATAAACAAGATAAAGAAGATAAACAAGATAAACAAACTAAGAAAAAAGCAATTGAAAATATTAAAGAGTTTGAAGAACAAGAAGAAGAAAAAGAATTTGAAGAAGATATTGATCAAGAAAATACATTAGATAGTTTAGGTGAAAATGAAACAAATGATTATGAAAAAACAAATGATTAAAAATAAATAAAAAATTTTAAAATATATAAAATATATATATATATAAATTATAAATGTCAGATTTTAGTACATATAAAGTAAATAAAATTATTGATGTAAAAGTTAAAAATAATAATAATAAAAAAAATAATAAAACAATTCAAAAAATATTTTTAGATTTTGATATTATTCCATATGCTGTTGGTTTAATTATTGCTTTATCATTTCATAATTTATTAAAATGTTTTTCAAAATATATTATTTATGATTTAATAAAAATTAATAATGATTTATTACAAGCATTAATAGAAGTTATTTTAGTATTATTATTTATTTATATTATTATTTATTATATTTATTATCAATTTATTTTAACAGATGAAACTGTAAAAGAAAAAATTATGAAACATGCTATTAAAGAAAAAAAACTTGAAAAAGCAAAAAAAGAAATAGATAATGATAAAGAAACAAAAAATGCTATTGAAAATGATATAAAGTTAAATAAAAATGAAACTATTGAAGAATATTTTACAACTAAATTTTACAACTAAATTTTACAACTAAATTTTAATATATTATAAATTAATTAAATAATCTTGTACTTGCTTAGGAGTACCTAAAGAAATAAAATCATTTTCATCAATAATAATATTTTTAAATTTATTATTATTTTTAATCATTTCGTGAATAACACCACTTGTATAAAATTCATTTTTTTGAGTAATATTATTTTCTATAATTAAATCAGTAAATTTTATTAATCTTCCAACACTTTCAAATCCATAACCACCAGTACAAGCATAATCAGATATTTTTTCTTTTTCTTTTATATTAACTATATATTGATTATGTATATTATCAATTTGTACATATGAATATTTTGCGTCTTCTTCTTTATTGATTACAGAAAACACACAGTTTCTTCCACTCCATTTTTCTATAACATCAACTTTATAAAAACTATCACTATCTAAACTTAAAACAGAACAATCTAAATAAAATATATCTAATTTTTTCAATGCAATATTTAATGTTTCCGCAGCTCCTCTTGTATCCTCTTCTAAACATAAAAATCTAAATTCAATTTCCGGAAATCTATTTTTTAATTTAATTTCTAAATTATATTTTTTATATTCTTTATTATAGGGAATATATACAAATTTAATATTTTTTAAATTTAAATTCATCAATAAATAATATAAAATGGGTGTTCCATCAACTTCAATTAATGCCTTTGGTAATTTATAACCATTTTCTTTAAATCTTTGACCAGTTCCTCCTAAAGGAATAATAATTATCATATTTTATAATTATTAATATAAAAAAGATTTTAAGTCTTTAGCGCGTTTAAGATGTTTGATTTTCTTCATCTATTGTTAGTACATTATTTTCATTTTTATTTTCATTTTTATTATTTTCTTTATCAAAATTATAAAAATCAGACCATTTATCTTTATTTCTTAAACATGTTAATGTCGAAATAATATGAATTAAATCAG